AGTTAATACTGAGAGTAAGTATAAAGAAACTGAATCAGTTACAGATGAAGCATTCAAACAAGCACTAGAAACTCTTGTAGATGAAGATGCAAGAGAGTGGGTATATCTAAGTCTTCCAAAAGTTGATGCAAACAAATGTATTGTTAAATCTGAAACAATCCAAGAAGACCTAAAGTTTCACTTCTATGGCAAAGCATTCTCTGATCTAGAACAGCAAACTTTTCACTTCAACAATGTTGATTATGCAGTTGATCATTTTGAGAAATACAAAAAGAGTGCACAGAAATCTGTCAACTATCTTGTAAAACAGTTTGAAATGAAAAAGTCTGCTTCAGAATATAAGAGAGCAGCAGTATCAAAAACAGGTGTTATCAACACTAACACTCTATACAAATACAAACTAACTGATGATATCTTCAAAAAAATCACAGTAGTTCCTGAGGGTAAGAATCATGGTTTGGTTATGTATCTTGATTGGTCTGGTTCTATGAATCATTGCCTTCTTGATACTCTAAAGCAAACATACAACCTAGTATGGTTCTGCAGAAAAGTGGGCATCCCATTTCGTGTATTTGCTTTCCAGAATGGATATGGTTCATACTATGGATCTGTAGATTCTAAGATGCATAAATGTCTAACACCAGAAGCAAATGTCCTTAACTTTGCTGATGATTTCCAACTCTTTGAGTTCTTCTCTTCACGTCAAAACAAGAGATCTCTTGATGAGTCTATGAAACTTGTTTACATGCAAGCATTCTCAATGAATGGATATCGCTTGGAATACTGTCACAAGTACGGACTAGGTGGAACTCCTCTAGTAGAAGCAATGCTTTGCACAAAACAAATTGTTTCTCAAATGAAGAAACAAGAGAATGTTGAGAAAGTAAATGTAATTTGTCTCACTGATGGTGAAGCACAACCAATGTCCTACACACGCGAAAGAAACAAAGAAGAGGATTACTATTGGAACAAAAAAGATGAGTATCTTGTTTCTAGTATTGGATATTCACATGGTAAGATCTTCTTCCTTCGTGACCCTGAGACAGGATACACTAGAAGGATTAGTAGTAGTCCATATGAAACTACTCAAACACTTGTTAGTTTTCTAAGAGAGATCACTGATTACAACTGGATTGGTATTCGTCTATGCAGTAAAGGAGAAGTATCTCGTGTTGTTCGTTCTCTTTGCTTGGATGAGGAACTATCAAGTAAGATTGATGATTCATGGAAGAAGCACAAGTTTGCTTCTATCAAAGAGAAGATGGGTTTCACAGAATCCTTCTACATCCCTGATAGGGGAAATGGTCATGGCACTGACGACCTTGAGGTAAAACAAAAGGGAGAAGTTGCTACCAAAGCAGAACTACAACGTGCATTCAAAAAGCACATGGGTTCTAAGATGACCAACAAAACAATCCTTAATGCCTTTATCGAGAACATCGCATGAAATGTAAAGTCCAACTATTCTCTGCAGGTACAATCTTTTATGAGGTTGTCCAATGCAGAGACTACGACCACGCTAGAAAGATAGCAGAGTCACGCAATCCTGATTGCCAAGTGATGAGTGTGACAGCAGTGTTCGATTGAATAACTGTCACAGTATCACACACAACATAGCATACACTTGCTATACTTAATACATAAGTTACAAACAAACAAATGCCTTTTGAACCAAACCCAGTGACAACAGAACAACTCGTTCAACATCTTACAGACAATGTTGGTGTAGAGGTTGGATGTTCTGACATTCGTAATTCAGCAAAACAACTAAGCGTATCATACGCTACTGCTTGTAAAAGACTGAAAGCATATAAATCAGGTATCGGCAAGTGGAACTTGACAGCACAACAAATTGAAGAGTGCTTCAAAAAACCATCCGCACAACCTGCCGTAGAAGTTTCTTATCTACCCGAAAAAGATGGCACCTATGTCCCTTTTGGTAACTTCAGCAATGTTCGCAAAGTTATCAACTCCAATAAGTTTTATCCTGTCTTCATCACAGGTCTTTCTGGAAACGGTAAAACACTCTCCGTTGAGCAAGCATGTGCTCAAAGTGGTAGGGAATTAATTCGTGTCAACATCACCATCGAAACTGACGAAGACGATCTTATTGGTGGGTTTCGTCTTGTTAATGGCGACACTGTTTGGCACAACGGACCTGTGGTCGAAGCTTTGGAAAGGGGAGCTGTCCTCCTTCTAGACGAGATTGATCTTGCTTCAAACAAGATTCTATGCTTACAATCTGTTCTAGAAGGTAAAGGTGTATTCCTTAAGAAGATCGGACGCTATGTAAAACCTGCTAATGGGTTCAATGTTATTGCAACTGCAAACACCAAAGGTAAGGGTAGTGACGATGGTCGTTTCGTAGGAACTAATATTCTTAATGAAGCATTCCTAGAGCGTTTCCCAATTACATTCGAGCAAGAATATCCATCTGCTGCTATCGAGACTAAGATCTTGATCAACCAAGGATGTGATAAAGACTTTGCTGACATGCTTATCAAGTGGGCAGGTGTTATCCGTAAGACATTCTTTGACGGTGGTGTAGATGAAGTTGTAACAACTCGTCGTCTAGTTCACATTGTTCATGCTTACCAGATCTTTGGAGATCGTCTAGGTGCAATCACTAACTGTGTCAATCGTTTTGATGAGGATACAAAGCAATCTTTCCTCGATCTATACACAAAGGTTGACGCACAGGAAGATCTAGAGTATACTGAGGGTTGAGAAATACCCTCTCTATATTATGAGAAAGTACAGCGAGGATGAGATCCTCAAGGAGATTTCAGAATACATCTCCAACACATACAAAGGTCATTATTCTGTCGGTAACGTTCAGACTCTTGACCTTATTGATTCTGTTGGTGACGCTGAAGCATTCTGTAGAAGTAATGTTCTTAAGTATGCCTCACGTTATGACAGAAAGGGGTCAGCAAGGAAAGACATCATTAAGATCATTCATTATGGAATGTTGCTACTCCACTTCAATGACAAATCTGCTAAAGCAAATGAAGCAGCAGTAAACAATCCTACAGCATTTTCAGTTGACTACGATCGATGACCATTATTTCAAAACCTACTATTGAAGTCCTTAAGAACTTTTGTTCAATCAACAAGTCTATTGTTATTAAACCTGGCAATAAGATTTCTACGCTCAGTATTAATAAAAATATACTTGCTATTGCCGATGTCGAAGAATCATTTGATTCGCAAATCTCTATCTACGACTTGGGAGTATTCCTTGGAGGTTTATCTCTGTTTGACTCACCAAAGATCGATACTACAAACAGCAATTACGTCACAGTAAGTGATACTACAGGTAGGTCTAAGACACGTTATTTCTACGCTGATCCTGATATTATTATTCAAGCACCAGAGAAAGAGATTACTCTTCCATCTGAGGATGTAAAATTCCGTCTTGAATCTGGGGTTCTTCAGCAACTTCAACGTGCTGCATCTGTATATCAACTTCCTGATCTTTGTTTGTTTAGTGATGGAGAGACTATGCAACTATGTGTCACTGACAAAAAGAATGACACATCTAACAGTTATATGGTTGATGTAGGTACTGCAACAGAACAATTCTGTTATTGTTTCAAAGTTGAAAACTTGAAACTCCTTATGGGTTCATACAATGTTTCTCTCAGTAAGAAAAACGTTGCATTATTCCAAGGAGAAGGCATCAAGTATTATATTGCTTTGGAACCAAACACCTAATGAAACATGTATTATTCGATTTAAAAGATTGTCTAATGACCCTACCATTAGACGATGAAGAATACATAAAAGAAACTCTCATAGAAGCAGCAAAGATTGGTAAGTTAGAAGTGCTAAAAGTTGACACACATAAGTTTAAACCTCATGGTGTTTCTGGTTACGCACTACTAGCAGAAAGTCACATAAGCATACACACTTGGCCAGAAGATAATGTTGCTAGGTGTGATTTGTTTTCATGTAATCCAGATACAGATTACAAAGCTGTGATACGATACATGCAAGATCGTTTTAATTCTATGGAAGTTAAAAGATGGGGATGCGACAGATCTGATTGGATTTAAAATGATTCACAAATTTCGATTACTTAATCATGAAGAATTAAAGTCCAGACTCTTAGAGTATATGGATACTTCTGATCATGGAAGTATAATCGAAGGACCAGATAGAATATCAAAGAGTGATAATTATGTTCCAGACACACCAGATAACAAACCTTATTTTAATTGGTTTGCACATGAAGTCATGGAGGAAATATGTAATTATTATGCTATTCAAGCAATGAGAACATCACATGTTTGGTATCAGCAATACTATAGAGGAGATCAACATGCATGGCACGTTCATCCTCAAACATCAATCAGTTCAGTATACTTTGTTGAACTATCTGATCCAAAATTTTCTACAGAATTCTTTGATGTAGAAACTAGAAAAACAATACAGTATGATATACTAGAAGGAGATATCATTACTTTTGCGGGTCACATACCCCACAGATCTCCTCCCTTGATTTCTGACGAAAGAAAGACTATCATAGGAGCAAACTTTATTTTTGATAGAGTAAACACTAAACTATTTGATAATGAATGATTTTTTATGGGTAGAAAAGTATCGTCCTACAACGGTCGGTCAATGTATTCTTCCCGAATCTGTGAAAAATACTTTCCAGAGTTTTATACTTCAAGGTGAAATACCTAATCTACTTTTATCTGGAACCGCAGGTGTAGGTAAGACAACCATTGCCAAAGCACTTTGCAATCAATTAGGAGCAGACTATTATGTTATCAACGGATCTGACGAAGGTCGATTCCTTGACACAGTTAGAAACCAAGCAAAAAACTTTGCTGCAACTGTTTCCCTTACAAGTGAATCCAAACACAAAGTCCTTATCATTGATGAGGCAGACAATACCACCCCTGATGTACAACTCTTACTTAGGGCATCTATTGAAGAGTTCCAAAGGAACTGTAGGTTTATCTTTACCTGTAATTTCAAAAACAAAATTATTGAACCTCTACACTCTAGGACAACTGTAATTGATTTTAATGTTCGTGGTAAAAGTAAACAACAACTTGCAGAGGATTTCTTCAAACGTTGTTTAGATATACTTGATACAGAAAAAGTTCCTCATACTAAAAAAGTTGTTGCTGAAGTAGTTCAAAAGTATTTTCCAGATTTTAGGAGAACACTTAATGAACTACAAAGATATGCTTCAACTGGTGGTATTGATACTGGTATTTTAGCAACATTAGGTGATGCTAACATAACTACATTAGTAGACCATTTGAAACATAAAAAGTTCAACGATGTAAAGAAGTGGGTCAATCAAAATCTAGATAATGATCCCATATCTATCATGCGTAAACTGTATGATAACTCATCCAAAGTTATGGATGGTCCTAGTATTGCTGCTGCAGTTTTAATTATTGCAGACTATCAATACAAGTCTGCCTTTGTGGTAGATCAAGAAATTAATCTTCTTGCTTGTCTTACTCAATTAATGATGGAGTGTAACTTTAAATGATCGGAGCAGAAATGTATGCAATAAGAGATTTACTTCTCTCTTGCCCACCTGTGTATACTCTACCAGGTACGTGGACTAAATGTAATGCTATTATTCCACACTATAACGCTGATCCAAATGTGACCTTTGGCATTTCCCTTTTAGTAATTCTAGTATTGCTATCTGGGTATGGAATCTATAGAGCGTTTTTTAATAACAAAGGTTTAACTGACCAATGGGATGATCATGATGACTAGAAAAACAAGACTTGTAAAAGCACAAGTAAAATCCAGATTTTATTATATGTTCTGGGGAACAGCAACAGTTGCAGTTGTAACAGGACAAATCTTAGTTGCCAGTTCATATAACGCTATGGCACGTTCTATGAATAGATGGTTTGAAGAAACAATCGAAATTATCCAACCAAAAGGATATGATTATGACTATCTACCAATGCCATTACCTCCTAGAGATTATCCTATCATTCAATGATCTTAACAAAAACTGCTCTAAAAACTCCTCTTCGTTATCCTGGTGGTAAGTCTCGTGCTATTAAAAAGATGGCACAATTTTTTCCTGAGATGAATGAATACACAGAATTTAGAGAACCGTTTTTGGGAGGAGGATCTGTAGCACTATATGTGTCTCAGGTTTATCCGCAGTTAGATATTTGGGTAAATGATTTATATGAACCCTTA